ATCCGAAACTCTTATTCGTGGTGGATTCCCTGTCAGAATTTATGAGGGTAATAATTATGATAAAATGGAGTTAATCGGATAATATTTATATTTATATAAGTATAAAAACAAAATAACAATTATGATAAATTTTGATGAAATACTTTCCGAATTGGAATATAGAATATCTGAAGGTGTTATAGATTTAACAAAGCAATCTCATATAAATGAACTTACTAAAATTTTAAAAGAGCATAAAGTTCCTAATGCGGTAGATATTGCGAATAAAGCAAGAGTACGTTTTTCTGTGTTGAAAGAAGATGAAGTTGTAAAAAACAAAAAAACAGGTAATGTTTATGTTGTAAAAACGATGGATCCATCTAAACACGTTAAACCAACGCCAGCTGAAATAGATAACGCAAAGGCTAAAAACAATGGTCAGTTGCCTACAACCGATAAGGATGTTTCTACTAAATCTACACCAAAAACAAAAAAAGTAACGCCAGTATCTACATCTAAAAACGATATTGATGTGAGCGATGCAGAAAAAAGAAAAAAAGATACGAAATCAAAATCCGTAGATGTAAAAGCTGGTACATTAGTAGCTGTGCAAAGCGCTAGATATGGTACAAAGGGGTCTAAACTCCTTGATCAAAAAAAAGCAAACAATAGATTAGCTAGTTTACCGAAATCGGCTATAACTACCGAAATGGCAATATCTAACTTTAAAACAAAGTATCCTAAAGCAATTACAACAAAATATGAATATCCAAATTCATCCGATGCTTTACTAAAAGCAAAGCTTCCGCCAGCAGGATATGATGCGTTAAAGTCTATTCTTAAAATGTCAAAGCAAGGTGATTTCGAACCACCAATTAGTATTATCACAGATCAATATGGTGCGGGAAAAATATCAGCTCAAGCGAATGAATTAGCAATGCAAGCGGTTTACTGTTTCCCGAACACAAAAGAAGGTATCGCAGCAAGATCTGAATTTATAAATTCTTTACTTGAAAATGCTAAAAGTATTGAATCTGCCGGCGGTATTCCTATTTTAGATGAATCGTGGATTAAGCATATGGCCAATGCTCACGATGCATTCATTTCAAATATGGATAGGATGTATGGTGAAAAAAATTGGGAAGTTACGGGAATGACTTGGGATGTTAGATCTCAACAGGAAGCATTAGGTGCAAACTATAATGAAAAAGGTGACTCAACAGATATAAATGCTCAAGTTAGAATTGCAGGAAAAGAAATTCAAAATATTGAAATTTCTTGTAAAAAAGATTGGGCTATTTTTCTTTTAAACGCTGGACTGGGTGAAGCTTCAAATTGGTATTATACGTTGGGACCAGAAAAAGAAATGAGAGCTAACGAACTCTCTAAAATGAAAGAAGCTAAAGATCCTAAATTTCGTAAAGCTGAAGAATCAGAATTAAAAGAATTATCAAAACAAGCTATATCAAACGCACCTATAAAAAATAAAGAATTACAAAATGCTCAACTGCAAAGTGCGGAAGCTGGATTTGAGTTAATAAGAGAAATACCAACTAAAGATTTTCAATCTACAATTAAAGACTGCCTTTCAAGAGGAAAACGTGATCCGCTTTATATGGATAAAAATGAAGCAGAATTGGCAAAAAAAGTTCAAAAGTATTTAAATGGAGTAGATTCATTGGATATTAATGAATTTCAATCTGCCATAGGCGGTACGGCAAAGGAGTTCAAAAAGGCAGTTATTGTGTATCACAAACTAATGGGTTCATATACAGATGATACTAGTTGGCTTGAATCTCATAAAAATATTACATATAATTTTATGGAAGATGCGGCAAAAAAGATGGCAACAAACAAAGAGTTTCAAGGTATGCTATTAAAAAAATTACAAGAAGCAATACCCATAAAGACTATGGTAGAAGGAGTGGAGACCATGCAAATTGATGGTATGTATGTAACACAAACGCATATGCAAGAAATGTTTGGAACTGACAATTGGAGTAATATTAAAGAATATCTGTCTATAAAAGTTGAAAATGGTGTAGCATCTTTAACATATTCTGCAAAAGGATCGAATCAAAACCCACTTAAAATTGCAAATATTCAAATGAGAGAAAAAGGAGTTGGTTATCAAGGCAACGTTGCATTGGAATGTGTTCCTTCAAAAGAATTTGAAATTTCCTGCAAAGAAATAGATAAAAAATTAAATAAATAATAGATGAATACGCAACTACTTTGCCTATTTACGACAAAGGAGGATTTAGATAAATCATATAGTTTTATAATAGAGAATTATGTTTTAACAAATCCCAACATTTTCATATTGGAAAATCGTCTACGTCCTAACGATATGTTTATAACGTTTAATGTCGAGCGTGGTGCAGACGCTATTGAATCGGAATGGAAGACCATATTGGTGCATAGAAAAAAACAATCTAATACTATATACACTATAAATGCTCTTAATGAAGTCGTAAAGTCTAAAACCGGCGGACAAGTTGACAATACCTTTATCATAGATTGGGAAGAGTTTCAGAATTGTATATTGACAACATCGCAGTTAGGTTACAAAAAAATACCTACAAAAGTTTATAAAAGTATTCGAATAGAAAATTTTGAATTGTAAAATATTATTTGTATAATTGTGTTATGAAACGATTTAAGGCAATAGAATTACAAACGGATAATCCGCAAAACGTATTCGATGAGCATAAGAGAGAGATTTCTAAAACAATCATTGAAGCCGTAGATTACGGAATAAAAAATAATAGGAAGCAAGTAAAGTTTGCTAAAATAACCATAAATGGTGTGGTATGTATATCATTATCTGTACACCAAAAAGAATACCTCGATATACTTACGCAGAACATCGAAAACCTTATTGAATTTGAAGAATACGAAACTTGTGCACTCGGTGTAAAACTAAAAGAACAATTGCTTAGTACCGAACAATAAAACAAAAAGTTATGGAAGATACATTTTCAAAAAACCAAGTTGACCATCCCGAACATTATGGTGGCGATGGTAATCCTTACGAAGTTATAAGGGTATGCGAAGAATGGGGATTAGACAAAGACGCATACTTATTCAACGTTATAAAATACGTTACAAGAGCAGGTAAAAAGAATCCTCTGAAAGAGATTGAAGACCTGAAAAAAGCCGCATTTTACCTCAACAGAAAGATAGAAAATCTCCAAAAGTAATTTTGGAATATTCAAAAATTTTTCCTATATTTGTTATACAAAACGGAAAAAGGTTATATTTAGATATATAGGATATCGCGATAAAACCTTAAACTTTAAACACTTTTTTAAAACTTAAAAACTAAAACAAAATGGACATTTCATTGGCTCTCAAGCGTTTTCAATCGCTTCAAAACAACACAAAAAAATCGGATTTCATTTGGAAGCCCGAAAAAGGACAATCAATCATTCGTATCGTTCCTTACAAGTTCAACAAAGACAATCCTTTTATTGAACTCTTTTTCCACTACAACATTAACAACAAAAGTTATCTGAGTCCCGTATCTTTCGGTAGACCTGACCCAATCGTTGAGTTTGCAGACAAACTTAAACGTACAGGTGACAAGGACGATTGGAAAGCAGGTAAAAATATGGAGCCTAAACTCCGTACATTTGCACCCGTTATTGTTCGTGGTAAAGAGCATGAAGGAGTAAAGTTTTGGGGATTTGGTAAGACTGTTTATCAGGACATTTTGGCATACATCGCTGACCCAGATTATGGTGATATTACTGACCCATTGAACGGCCGTGATATTGTGCTTGAAGTTTCGCAAGAAGCAGGTAAAACTTATCCAACAACTACCATTCGTATCAAACCGAAAGAATCTAAAATTTCCGAAGATGTTGAATTGGTAAAGAAGATTGTACAAGACCAAAAAGATATTACCGAACTTTATGAGGAAATGTCTTATACGGAACTCAAATCCGTTCTTGAGAATTGGTTAAACCCTTCTTCAGAAAAACCAAGCAAAGCAGCTGATACGGTTGTACAAGAATTGGCAAAACCTACATCTGAAAGAAAGCAAACCGCTGATACGGAAGATGAAGATGATGGACCAGGCGACCTCCCTTTGGAAAAGCCCGCACAAAAGACACAATCCGTAAAGGATGAAGTAGCATCAGCATTTGATGATTTATTTAATTAATAATCGGTTACATTTATGGCTAGACAAGAAGATTTGGCAAGCGTACTTGCTGATTCACTCAACAAATCCAATAAAGACGGTAGAATTGCATACTTTCTGACAGATGATGGGGGCGATGCTCCTACAAATGTTAAAGATTGGTTATCTACGGGAAATGCTCTGTTAGATGTTGCAATCTCAAACCGTCCGTATGGTGGATTACCAGTCGGCCGTATAGCAGAAATAACAGGCTTAGAGCAGAGTGGAAAATCTCTGCTCTCTGCCCATCTGCTAGCAGAGACCCAAAAGAAAGGTGGAGTTGCTGTTCTTATTGATACGGAAACGGCAGTAAACAGAGAATTTTTAGAAGCAATTGGTGTAGATATTTCAAAATTACTTTATGTATCGGTTGATACTGTTGAAGCAATATTTGAAGCGTGTGAAACCATCATTGAAAAAATCAGAACATCTGATAAAAACCGATTAGTGACTATCGTTGTAGATTCAGTTGCAGCAGCATCTACCAAAAAAGAACTTGAAGCAGACTACGATAAGGATGGTTACGCAACTGATAAATCAATCATCATTTCCAAAGCAATGCGGAAAATAACAAATATGATTGGAAGGCAGAGCATTTGTTTGGTATTTACGAATCAGCTCAGAATGAAAATGAACGCAATGGCATTTTCAGACCCTTGGACTACTTCGGGCGGAAAAGCACTTGCATTCCATGCATCGGTTAGATTGAGATTAAAATCAATGGGACAGGTAAAGGCTGGAGCAAAAGGTTCTGAAAAGATAGTAGGTATCAAAGTAAGAGCGCAGGTCGTAAAAAACCGATTGGGACCACCGCTTAGACACGCCGACTTTACTATCTATTTCGATAGAGGAATTGATAACTATGGTAGTTGGTTAGAATCTATGAAAGAAAATAAATTGGTAAAGCAGGGTGGAGCTTGGTATGAATACATTGATACCGATAGTGGTGAAGTTATGAAGTTTCAATCAAAAGATTTTACTGAACTATTAGAAGGAAATCCTGATTTAAAAGACCAAATTTATCGCAGAATTTGCGAAGCAACAATTTTAAAGTATAAAAGTTCAGCATCAGAGGAAGTTGAAATAACAACGGATGAAGCATATGAGTCAGATTAAGAAAAAGTATTTAGATATACTGAAAGAAATAAACAAAGAACATACCGAATCAGAGAACTTTCATAGAAACTCAAAGGTATTAGTTATTGATGGGTTAAATACGTTTATACGTTCTTGGTCTACTGCTCCCAACCTAAACGATGATGGTGACCATATTGGTGGTATAGTCGGCACTTTAAAAAGTGTCGGCTATGCTATTCGAATGCTCAATCCGACACGTGTAATTATTGTATTCGATGGTAAAGGTGGTGCAAAAAGTAGACAAAACATTTATTCTTCATACAAAGAAGACAGGGCTAAAAATAAACTCCGACTTAATAGGGCATATACGGATATGATGAATCCCGAAGATGAGCAAATATCCCTACGGCGGCAAATCGCCGCATTAGGAGAAGTTTTGACGGCTTTGCCTGTTACGGTAATGATGTATGATGGAATCGAAGCAGACGATGTTATCGGATACATAGCAACCGAACTCATCAAAGATGATATGAATCTACAAATCATGTCATCAGACAAAGATTTTCTTCAATTAGTTAGAAAAAACGTACAGGCATATTCACCTTCAAAGAAAAAACTATATACTGTATCTGAAGTTATAGAAGAATATGGTATTCATCCGCATAATTTCATCAATTTTAGAAT